ACCTTCAGCCGTGGGTCTGGGAACAGATCAGGTTTCCCGAGGATGCCAAGGCCACCGGCACATGGGACTTGCACAAGGTCAGCGTCGGCACGACCTACGAGTGCGCGGCCTGTCGGACGCTCCTGCCCGACACGAACGCCAGTCGCCTTGAGGCTAACGCGCGTGGAACCTTCGTCGCCACATCGGCCGCCGCAAACTCTGGGCATATCGGCCTGCATTGGAACAGCCTAGCGACGATGAGCTGGGGCGAGCTCGGCGTGCTGATGCTCAAGGCCAAGGAGTCCGTCGACCAATACGGCGACGAGGAACCGCGGCGCATCTTCAAGCAGAAGCGTCTGGCCTTACCCTGGAGCGAAGAGGGCGGCGAGATGGTGGCGCTGGCGGAGGCCGCGAACTACAAGATGTCCGACCCTTGGGACGCGGAGGCCGCGATCACCCCGAAGGCCCGCGTCGTCGAGCAGAAGGATGCCGTGCCCGGGAGCATCCCTTTCCGCACGATGGGGGTCGACGTCCAGCGTGGCCACTTCTGGGTGACGGTCCGCCGATGGGCTAAGACCGGGCATAGCCGCCTGATGGCCTTCGCCCGCATCGACTCATGGGGCAACGTCGAAGCCTTCGCCAAACAGCACGGCGTCCATCATGCCATGGTGCTCGTCGACTCCGGCGACAATACGACCGAGGTCTACCGCGAGACAGCCAAGCGCAACTGGAAGACGGCCAAGGGCTCTGGCTCCGACGACTTTGCCGTGACCGACAAGTCCGGCAACACGACCCGCCGCTTCTATTCCGAGAAGCAGTCCATCGTCGTCCCTGGCATCCCGCAGCGCGCGATCCTTATCGTCCACTCGGCCACCGCCGGCAAGGACCTCCTGCACGGCCTCCGGGCTCGCCGCGTCTGGACCTATGCCATCGACGCGACCCCCGAGTACGTCGAGCAGCTGAGCGCCGAAGTCCGCGTAAAGGACAAGCGCACCGGCAAGCCCATGTGGATACTTCCCCAGGGCAAGAAGGATAACCATGCCCTCGATACTGAAATCCTCGCCCTGCTGGCCGCCGTCCGCTGGGGCATCGCCGGTCGGGAAACTGCCGAAACCGACTTGCAACCGTCATGACCCTTGGCACGCTATATGCAAGGGTGCGTCGTTTAGTGTCGTGGGAGGAAGAGACTCATGGCGTGGGCTGGGCGGCGCACCCCCCTTTTAACTTCCATTCTCGGCAAGTTTAAATGGCCTCTGGACTCTTTATCGGACTTACGGAGTGCGAACTCCTAGACATCAAAGCCAAGGCGGTCTCCATGATCACCGAAGGTAAGACCCTGATGTCCTACTCCGACTCAGGCTCGTCCGCGTCCAAGCAGTTCGCCATGCCCCCGAAGGATATGCTCGCCGAGGCTATGTTCGCCCTGAGCCGCCTCGACCCTTCGACCTACGGCGCTCGTCGCACGATCATCTCGACCGACTGGCAGAACCGTCAGGACTAATTTCCATGGCCATCCGCAAGAAGATTAAGACCGTCAGCCTGCGTCCCAAGCCGGTGACGCCTGCCCCGACCGCCCCGCAGCCGCAGGCCTCCTACGGCGATTGGCAGAGCATCGGCGTTACGCGTGCCCGCCGTGCGGCCTACGGCGCCGAACCGCGTGACCTCCGCCGCGACCTGACTCCTTACGACCGCCTGACGATGGTCCGCAAGTGCCGCTGGGCCGAGCGGAACTCCGGCCTGTTCAAACAGATTCTGGCCGACATCTGCCTCTACACCGTGGGCGACGGCATCAAGCCGCAGAGCCACGCGTCGACCCCGGAGATGCAGGAACGCTACGAGGCTTACTTCGCCGAGAAGGCCAAGCGCATCGACATCACGAACCGCTTCTCGTTCTATCAGGCTCAGTCCATCCTTCTCCGCGGCATGATCCGCGACGGTGACTCGTTCGCCGCCAAGGTGCGTAACGGCGCCGGGGAAGCGAAACTCCAGCTGATGGAAGCCCACCGCGTCGGCGACCCTCTCGAAGGCAAGGTGCCCGAGGGTATGCACGACGGCATCCAGTTCGGTCCGTATGGCGAATACATCGCCGTGAACATCTACCGCTCCGACGGCTCGTCCCGCCAGATTCTCGCTCAGTCGATGATGATGGTGGTCGACCAGGAGTATGCCTCCGGCGCCCGCGGCGTGCCCCTGCTCCAGCACTCCATCAACTCAATCCAGGACGAGATGGAAATCCTCGCCCTTGAGAAGCAGGCCGTGAAGGACAACGGCGACGTGACCCGCATCATCAAGAAGGCTGGCGGCATCCTCGACGGCGACATGGCCAACGAACTGGGCGCGACCGGCACAGGCTCCTACGCCAACCTCGCCAACACGATGGGCGGCAAACTCATCGCCCTTGAGCCCGGGGAGGACATGACGTCCTTCCAGAGCAACCGCCCCAACGCCACCTTCACCGGCTTCCTCGCGGCGCTGGAACGAGACATCTCGCAGGGCGTCCTGCCTTACGAGTTCGTCGGCGACTCATCCAAGCTCGGCGGCGCCACCGTCCGCCTCATCACTGCCAAGGCTGGCCGCGTCTTCTCGAAGTATCAGACCATCATGATCGAGAACTTCTGCGTTCCGACGTGGGGTTACATCATCGGCCAAGGCATCGCCGCCGGCGAACTGCCTGACGACCCGGACTGGAACCGCGTATCCTGGACGACCCCGAAGTCCGTCACCGTCGACGCTGGCCGCGAAGCCGCGAACGACCGGGCTGACGTCGAGATGGGCCTGCTGTCCATGTCTGAGCTCTACGCCCAGCGCGGCCTAGACTTCCGCACCGAGATGGCCAAGCGCGCGTCCGATATGGTCCACATCAAGGACTTGGCCGAGCAATACGGCATCCCGTTTGAACTGCTGTTCCGTCCGTCCAACACCCCGGTCGGCACGATCAGCGGCGACGTCATGGAAGGCCCTGAGTCCCCCGAGATGGAGGACGAACCCTCTGACCAGGAAGAGCCCGAATCCGAAGACCAACCCAACTCCTAACTTTATGCGTTTCCTCACCAACGGACTGTCGGGCCGCGAGCCCCTTCTCATCGACCCGACCAAGGCCAAAGACCACGCGGTCCTCGCCGAGAAGTTCGGCTTCACTGATATGCTCGCGCAGCTCTTCGGCGTGGCCCCTAAGCCCTACGTCGTCGACGGCATCGGCATCATCCCGGTAGTCGGCGTAATCGGCAAGGGCCTGTCCCCGCTCGAAAAGATGATGGGCGCCGTGGACATCAACGACCTGTCTGATCAGGTCGACGCGATGGCTGCCGACCCTGCGGTCGAGAAGATTGCCTTCCAAGTCTCTTCCCCTGGTGGCACGGTCACCGGCGTCGAGGAACTGGCCAACAAGATTCGCAACCTCGGTAAGCCCACGATGGCCTATACCGATAGCGAGATGGCATCGGCCGCATACTGGATTTCCTCGGCTAGCGATAAAGTGACCGCCAGTCCCTCAAGTTCCGTAGGCTCCATCGGCGTCTACATGGCCATCCCTGACTACTCCGAAGCCGCCAAGATGGCTGGTATCAAGATGGTGGTCCTAAAAAGCGGAAAATTCAAGGGGGCTGGAATCGAAGGTACCAGTTTGAATGAGGACCAAATGCAGAATCTTCAAGCATCCGTCGAAACCATCCACTCCGAGTTTAAGGAAGCCGTGAACATGAAGCGCAAGATGGTGAAGGCCGAGGCCATGGAAGGCCAGACCTTCTCCGGCAAGCAGGCCGCCGCCCAGGGCTTGGTCACGGGCTTGGCCGACTCTTTCAACGACGCCCTGCGTTCGTTCTAATTCCATTAACCGCAAATCTAAGATGACCATCGAAGAACAGCTGCTCGCCGCCACCGCCGCCGTCTCTGGCCTCACCGCCGAACGCGACGACCTCCGCACCACTGTCGAGAAGATGACGGTCGGCGTCTCTGCCGAACTCGAAAGCCTCAAGGTCGAAGCCGCGTCCAAGGACGCCAAGCTCGCCGAACTGACCGCCGCCCTCGAAGTGGCCGTCAAGGAGTCCGAGTCCTTCAAGGCCCTCGTCGCCGAGCACGAAGCCAGCAAGGTCAGCGCCTCCAAGGAAGCCGCCAAGATCGTGGCCTCCGTCGGCGTCTCCCCGGTCGAACTCAGCCCTGCGGATGGCAAGCCCACCGCCGAAGCCGTCGACCACCTCGCCACCTTCATGTCCCTGGCGGTCGGCTCCAAAGAGCGCAACGAATACTTCGCCGCTCATAAGCACGCCATCATCAAGGCCTGCATCTAATTTCCCTCAACCCTCACCCTATCCTAACACATCATGGCTAACTCCATCGCAGTCGCTCCCAGCATCCTCGCTGAAAGCGTCATCGCTTCCCTCAAGGGCAAGCTCCCGGCCCTCCGCGCCTTCTCGTCCGTCTTCACCGCTGCCGAATCCGGCGCCGGCAAGACGGTCCAGGTTCCGCTGATCGGCACCTCCACCGCCACCGAGTTCTCGACCGGCGGCTACCTCACCCAGGACGACGCGACGATCACCGCCGCCAACGTCACCCTCAAGCACTTCAAGGTGT